GAGACGTGGGTGTTCGACGAGGTTCTGCCGACGATCCGCCGACATGGTATCTACGCCATCGACGAACTGCTCGCTGACGACGAGTTTCTGGAGCGGGCGATCACCACGCTCCGGGCTGAACGTGCTAAGCGGCTCGCCGCCGAGCAAGCTTTGTTGGAGGCGGCACCGAAGGTGTCGTACTACGACATCGTGCTGGCATCGCCCTCACTGATCACCGCCACAGAGATCGCCAAGGACTACGGGCTGTCGGCGAAGAAGCTTAACCAGATTCTGCGCGAGGAGCAGGTGCAGTTCCACCAGTCCGGACGCTGGTTCCTCTACGCGAAATTTGCCGAGCAGGGCTACACGCAGTCCAAGACGCACGAGTACGACGAGGGCAAGACCCGCACCCACATGTACTGGACGCAGAAGGGTCGCCTGTTCATCTACGACCTGTTGAAGAACACCCGTGGCCTGCTGCCGGTGATCGAACGTGAAGGTCAGGGCGCCTGATGACCGCCACCATCGATGTGGGTATTCCGCTGCGCAACGCCGACGGATACCCCGACCCGACCTGCTACCAGGCGCTGAAAGAAATCCAGCTCGCCGAATACGGCTACCGCCCATTGGTCTACATCTGCTCCCCGTACTCGGGTGACATAGCAGCCAACGTGGAGCTTGCCCGCCGGTTTTGTGCGTTTGCGGTAAAGGCTCGTCAGATCCCGTTGGCTCCGCATTTGCATTATCCGCAGTTCATGGATGACACCGACCCGGATGCCCGGGAGCTGGCGATGTTTTTCAACCGCATCCTGCTGTCGAAATGCGAGCAGCTGTGGGCCTATATCGGCAGGGTCAGCCCGGGGATGCGGGCGGAGATCGACTGGGCCCATCAGATGGATATCCCGATCCGCTTCTTCGACGCCGACTTCCAGGAGGTGCATCCCGCATGACTCCGTTCACCTTGTGCGCCGCCACGAGTAGCGGCAACCCGCACAATAACCATTACCCGAACCACCACCACATCACCGACCAAACCTCGCTGGAGCAGGTGGCGTGGTTGGATCACGTCGCCGCCACCTACACCGGCGACCGGCGCTCCTCGGCGAGCTTCATCTCCTCGGACTGTGTCGTGATGGATATCGACAACGACCACACCGACAACCCCGACGAGTGGATCACCCCAGATGACCTGGCCGAGCTGATGGCGGGGGTTGAGTTCATGACCGCCACCAGCCGTAACCACCAGAAGCCGAAAAGGACGCTGTCGGCCAGGCCTCGCTTCCACGTCTACTTCCCAATCAGCCCGGTCACCGACGCCGACACCTATGCGGGGTTGAAGCGCCGCCTCGCTGGACGGTTCGGGTTCTTCGACCCGCAGGCGTTGGATGCCGGACGGTTCATCTACGGCACCACCAACCCCGAAACCACCATCCACAACGGCACAAAGCTGCTCGACGCCTGGCTGGATGAGGCCGACGAGATCGACGTGTTCGCCGCGTTCGACGCTTCCACGCAGGTGATCGGGGAAGGCTCCCGCAACGCCACCCTCTCCCGCTTCGCCGGACGCGTCCTGATCCGTTACGGGCAGACCGCCCAAGCTCGTGACCTGTTCGACCGGAAAGCGTCCCTGTGTGAACCGCCCCTGTCGGATCACGAGTTGGAGTCGATCTGGCAAAGCGCCTGCCGGTTCGCCGCCAAAGTCGAGGCGCAGCCGGGTTATCTGTCGCCGGAAGCCTACGCGGAGCTGACGAGCCTGCGGCCGGAGGACTTCACCGATGTCGGGCAGGCATCCATGCTCACCGCAGAATACTCGTCGCGTCTGGCGTTTACGGAGGCCACGGACTGGCTCGTCTACGAAGGCGGTGTGTGGTCTGAGTCTGCGCCTGCTGCGCAAGGCATCGCCCAGGAACTGACCGACCGGCAACTAGCCGAGGCCGGGCATCTGCTGGAGAAAGCCCGCGACGAGCTCATGGTGACGGGCGCGAACGCGGTGCTCGCAGCCGCATCGTCGAAAGCGAAAGCACTCGGCGGTTTCACCTCACCGCAGCGGGCCGCCTACCGGGCATTTGAGGACGCGAAGGCATACGAGGCGTTCGTGTTGAAACGCCGCGAGTCCCGGGCGATCACCTCCTGCCTGAGGGAAGCACACCCGATGTTGCTGACCACCCCAGCCCGGCTGGACGCTGACCCGTATCTCCTCAACACGCCTGGCGGCACGTGGGATGTGCGTGACGGCACCCGACGTGACCATAACCCGCTGGATCTGATCACGAAACAAACCGCGCTCGACCCCACCGACACGGGCGCAGAAATCTGGAACCGGGCGCTCAACGTGTTCTTCCAATCCGACCGGGAGCTGATCGGGTATGTGCAGCGGATCGTCGGGCTGGCAGCGATCGGGACGGTCATGGTCGAAGCCCTCGTGATCGCCTACGGGGACGGCCGCAACGGCAAGTCCACGTTCTGGAACACTATCGCGAGAGTGCTTGGCACGTATGCGGGCAACATGTCCGCCGACGTGCTCACCATTGGCGGGAACCGGAACGTCAAACCTGAGCTTGCCGAAGCGAAAGGCAAACGGCTCATCATCGCCGCAGAGTCCGAGGAAGGCGTGCGCCTATCCACCTCCACGGTCAAGCAACTCGCCTCCACCGACCAGATCTACGCGGAGAAGAAATACAAGGCACCGTTCGCGTTCACCCCATCCCACACGCTCATCCTCTACACGAATCACCTGCCCAGGGTGGGCGCGATGGATGCGGGCATCTGGCGCAGGCTCATCGTGATCCCGTTCAACGCGGTCATCGAGAGTAGCTCCGATGTGAAGAACTACGCCGACCACCTCTACGAGACCGCCGGCGGAGCGGTACTTGCATGGATCATGGAAGGCTCGCGGCTCATCCACGCCGAGGACTACCAGCTCACCCCACCCGCCCAAGTGGTCGCTGCCTCAAGCGCATATCGGGAAGAGAACAACTGGTTCGCCCAATTCCTCGACGCCCGCTGCGAGGTGGACCCGTCCCTATCCGAACGCGCCGGTGACCTGTACCAGGAGTACCGAGCGTGGGCGCAATCCACCAGCGGGTGGGCTCGGCCGATGGCCGACTTCAACGCCACTCTCGAACAATCCGGGTTTGAACGACGCAAGTCCAAGCATGGCATGTACGTCTACGGACTGGCTCTGACCAGCGAATTCAACAGCTAAACCCGATGAGGGTGACGACCGGTGACGATCAGTATTGAACTATTACTAAGGCCACAAAAATATCTCCTTTAGAAAAGTCCAGATCCACCCGTCACCAGTCGTCACCCCCGTGGGAAACCACTCAAGGAGTGACCATGAACGAACACCACATTGAAGCCCAGCTCAAGAAGGCCGTTGAGGCATCCGGCGGCTTGTGCTGGAAGCTTGTCTGCCCTGGAACCACGGGCGTACCTGACCGGCTATGCCTGATGGGAGGCCAGGTCGTCTTCGTCGAAGTGAAAGCCCCCGGCAAGAAGCCTCGGCCGATCCAACGCCGCCGGATGAGCCAACTGGCCGCCCACGGCTTCACCGCGCTGGTCGTTGACTCGGTGGACGGCATCAAGGAGGTGCTTGATGCGCTACCGGCCGCATAACTACCAGCAGACCGCCACGCGGTTCATCCTCGACCACCACGAAGCGGCGATCCTCCTGGGCATGGGACTCGGCAAGAGTGTCATCACCCTGACGGCAATCTGGCAGCTGCTGCTCGACTACTTCACCGTCAGCCGGGTGCTCGTCGTCGCGCCACTCCGGGTCGCCCGCGACACCTGGCCAGCAGAAGTAGCCAAGTGGGACCACCTCCAAGGTCTATCGGTGGCGGTCGCGGTCGGCACCAAAGCTGACCGGCTCGACGCGCTGGCCAAGTCGGCGATGGTGACCGTCATCAACCGGGAAAACATCCCCTGGCTCGTCAGACAGTACGGCGATAGCTGGCCGTTCGACATGGTCGTCATCGACGAACTCTCCAGCTTCAAGAACCACCGTGCGAAGCGGTTCACGGCGTTGGTGAAAATGCGCCCACACGTGAAGCGCTGGGTCGGCCTGACCGGCACCCCCGCCTCCAACGGGCTCATGGACATCTGGGCGCAATTCCGGCTCCTCGACGGCGGCCAACGCCTCGGCAGATTCATCACCCGCTACCGCGACAAGTGGTTCCTGCCGGATAAGCGCAACGGGATGCAGGTGTTCACGTACAAGCCGAGGGCAGGCGCTGAGGAGGAAATCTACGACGCTATCGCCGACATGACGTTGTCAATGCGCACCACCGACCACCTCACGCTGCCTGATCTGACGGTGACGACCACGCCCGTGGTGCTCGGAGCCGGAGAACGAGCTGTGTATGAGCAGCTCAAGGCCGACCTGGTGGTTGATCTGGATGGGCAGGTGGTGGATGCGGCGAACGCAGCCGCGCTGTCGGGCAAGCTGCTGCAGCTCGCCTCGGGTGCGATCTACGACGAGCACGGCGATACGGTCGAGGTGCATGGGGCGAAACTCGATGCCCTCGAAGACATCATCGAGGCCGCCAACGGCCAAACCGTCCTCGTCGCCTACTGGTACCGACACGACCGCGAACGCATCCAGCGTCGCTTCCCACAAGCCCGCGAACTGAAGACGTCGGCGGACATCGAGGCGTGGAACCGGGGCGACATCCCGCTTGGCCTGATCCACCCCGCTTCCGCTGGGCACGGACTGAATCTGCAGTCCGGTGGCCACCTGCTCGTGTGGTTCTCGCTGACCTGGAGCTTGGAGCTGTATCAGCAGACCAACGCCCGGCTGTATCGACAAGGACAGGCCGAGCCTGTCACCATCACCCACCTCACCGCCACCGGCACCCTCGACCAAGCCGTCCTCAAGGCGCTGGAGGCGAAGGACATGACCCAGGCCGCATTGATCGACGCGGTCGCCACCGAACTCACAACCATAAGCAGGAAGGAGTCGTCATGCATGTGATGACCAAATACCTCGACACCCGCAAAGCAGCCATCAGCGCATTGCAGGACTTCGCCGTGATGGAGCAGATCATCGACACCACCGACGAGCAGATCAAGACCGCCTACGACGACGTCACCACCCCAGCCTCATCGAAACTCGACGGGATGCCCCGCCACACGGATCTGCATGCTGGGGAGATGCGGGTGGCGGCCACGTTGGATCGGATCGACATCTACCGTGCCCGTTACGCCCAGGCGCGTGAGTACATGGCGTGGTTCCTGCCCGCCTGGCAGCTGCTCACCGACGACGACAGGTTCGTGCTCGAAGCATTCTTCCTCGGCGACGGTACCCAGGATGAGGCGGTGCAAACGGTGTGTGACCACTTCTACGTGGAGCGCACCAGCGCCTACCAGAAGAAGTCTCGGGCGCTCGCCCGGCTGGCGTCGGCGCTGTATGGGCAGGCCGCGTGAACCTAGCCGCCAAAAGGTGTCAAGAACTGCGGATGCATTTAGGGTTTCGGGCCTGCAATGATGTAGGTGGTTGAAAAGTAGGAAAAGCCCCAGGGCAAGCCCGGTCATCGGCTGGGTGCCTTGGGGCTTTGCCGTGTCCGGGAAAGGGGTGCGTGATGCCGGTCAAGCCTGCCCGTCCGTGTTCCCAGCCCGGCTGCCCGAACCTCACCCACGCCCGCTTCTGCGAAGCCCACGCCAAGGCGGAGGACGAGCGCTACCGCAAGTGGCAGCGTGACCCGAAGATCAACCGACGTTATGGGGCCCGCTGGCGCAAGATTCGTACCGCCTACATCACCGCCCACCCCTTGTGCGAGGACTGCCTCGCGGCTGGCCGGTACACCCCGGCGCAGGAAGTCCACCACGTCATCCCGTTGGAGCACGGCGGCACCCATGACCAGGCCAACCTCCGCAGTTTGTGTAAGCCGTGCCACTCCCGCCAGTCGGCGCTCGACGGCGACCGGTGGAGGCAGACCCCGAGGATCTACACCTACTGAAATCTGCGCCACGTCGCGCCACGTCGCGCCGAGGTTGCGAAACCTCAAAGATGCCCACCTCGGTGCTGATCGGCAGACACGGGGGAACCTGGCGGCGCTGGCGAGGGGGTTGGGGCCTCTCGATCTCTACGACGCTCGGACAGGTCAGCGGGCGGGGCCAACCGCGCGCAAAGTCCCAGAATCAAACAGGGTATTAACACTTCGGGCTTCGTCGGCAGTACCAGTGAGGGATGAAACTCGCGAAGTTTCGCTCTTGCCGTCCGGATTCGGGTTTCCCGGTGACGTACAGGCGAGGGCAAAAAACTCGGAGCTTCTCATCCGGTGTTCTGGACCCCTCCGTGGCAGGTGTTCGCCTGCCTCGAGTTAACAACTGATTTCTGAAGGAGGAATCATGGCAGATCAAATGGTGCTGAAAACTCAGCAGTGGCTGAATTCGACTTACGGCAATAAAACTGGGTTCGGCTCAGTCCAAGAAACCGGTAACACTGGCTGGGATACAATCAACGCACTCATCCGCGCTCTGCAAATCGAACTGGGTATTACAGCGACGGCAAACAATTTCGGTTCTGGAACACAGTCTCGATTCAAGTCTCGTTGGCCAAACGGCATTACTCAAACTTCTGGCTACGACAATGTTCATGGGATTATTCAAGGAGCCTTGTGGTGCAAGGGATATCGAGCCGAATACGGTGGCATCACTCTTGAGTTTACCGACCACGTGGCCGACTCTATTCGCCAGATGAAAGTCGATATTGGCCTTGGCGATACGAGCGCAACGGTCGATGTTGAACTAATGATGGCGCTTCTGTCAATGAAACAGTTCCGGTTACTCTCTGCCTACGGCGGCAAGACAGCTATTCGTCAGGCACAGCAAGCGATTAACCGTGGGTACAAGAACTACACAGGGATCATTCCCACTGATGGCTTGTACGGGCGTGAAATGAACACGGCTTTAATCCAGGTCCTCCAAGCAATCGAAGGATACACACCTGCCGAAGCCACCGGGAATTTTGGTGCAGGCACTCGCTCCAAACTACGGACAATTAGTAGCGGCACTAACCAGTGGGTATGGCTAGCCACTGTGAGTCTGGTCTGCAACGGCTACTCCATTTTGCCGACCAGCACGTGGAACAGCGAAATCAGCAACACGCTGTGGCAGTTCCAGCAAGCACACGCCTTGCCAGTGACCGGGGTGGTCGACCCAACCACATGGATGAGCCTGCTCACTTCTAAAGGCGACCCCAATCGGCCATGTGTGGCTTGCGATACGCGCTTTGAGATCACTGACGAGCTTGCTGGACATCTTAAGGCTGATGGTTATCAGATCGTAGGCCGCTATCTCAGTGAACCCAACCAAAGCAGTAAGTCTGAGGCAGACTATTTCAAGGCGCTCCGCACAGGCGAGCTAGAGCGAATCGTTGGTCATGGGCTGAAGTATTTCCCAATTTTTCAAGAGTACTCAACTGAACTTAAGTACTTTAGTGTCGAAAATGGGCACCGTCATGCGAAAGAGGCCCAAACCGCTGCCCAACGACTTGGTGTTCCACCTACAGTGATCTACTTCGCCGTTGACTACGATGCCACGGATCCTCAGGTGACCAGCCACATCCTGCCCTACTTCAAGGCAGTAACGCAAAGCCTCGGCGGCGGCTACCGAGTGGGTATCTACGCCTCGCGAAACATCTGCACCCGGATAGCTCAGGCTGGATACGCGGTAGCATCATTCGTTTCTGACATGTCTACCGGATTCTCAGGTAATCTCGGTTTCCCCATCCCCGACAACTGGGTATTTGATCAGTTCCACGAAATCAGTGGATATCGGGGGAAATGGGATCTTGACCGCGTGGCATATTCGGGTCGCATGTCAGCCGATTCGTCGGTGCGCCACGCGCAGCCAGTGAATTACGACGCTCTAGATTTTCTCGATCTGATCGAAGCGCTTGAGAGCCGGTTCGAGGAATTGCGCGTGGTCTATAAGGACTACGCTTTCGGAGAGGATCCGATCACATCCGGCAGCTACGTTACTTGGGTCAAAGTTCCGACTTGGCGATGTGTCCTCAACTACCTATCAACGGTCTACCTCAAGGGAAGCGCAAAGTGGTCCGCGGCAGCTGAAGCATATCGGGAGGCGGACGCGAAAAGGCTGGAAGATGACACTCAAGCGTCTCAGATAATCTCTGCCTTGAATAAGTGGATTCGCTCCGATCGACAAGAATGGACGGACCCCGCAGGTGGTGCAGTAGATATCCCGCATATGAGCGTGACCACCCTGGGCTACATCAACCTGAACCCGCTCGTTCCTGATAAGTGGACGGGATGGGCGGGTGACTTAGCTTCAGCGCTCGGTCCGATTCAAAAGGTTGTTGACCTGAATCCCGGCTCAAACATTATTGCAATAGCAAGGGCTCTTGTTGGCCAAGGGGATAACTATAAGAATCACAGCGGACTTCAAGGTTTGACCATCCCCAATGATCTGCCGAACAACTGCAACTACTCCGACCTGTGTAGCGACGGGGATGCGATCAAACTGGCTGCGATGCTGAAAGGCTCGGGAGCCGACGACCCCAACCTTCTGTCCCGAACGCTGAGGAGCTACTACAACAATCCAGTTTCGCTATTGCAGCGATTCAAGGCGATCTCTGAGAGTGTTGGTGCAAGCGACGGAGGAACCGCAAAGGACAAGTTCTTTGCAGAAATTGATGGCCCATTGGATGACAGATACGTTGGCCTTCTCACAGACGGTTCCAATGGGGCATACGGCTACTCGGGCGTTGAGCCTAGCGAAGAAACCAAGAGGGCAGCATGTCAAGCTCTAGCTGAATTCATCTACTGAGTTTGTCATCTGCTTCGTGGCTGGGGCCAGGCGTAAGATACTTGGCCCCAGCCACTGCGGCATAAAGTGCCCAAGCACCCACGAAGAAGACCAGGTTTTCCTGCCAGTCCCCGACGAAAATCTCGTGTGTGCGAGTACTGCGATAGAACGAGTTCGTGACAACAAGTAGTAATGCTGCTGCCACGCTTGACAAGAGTCGTATCCACAGTGCCTTCACTCGCGGTTGCGGCCATCGTCGTGGCGGGTCAACTATCAAAAGAACCAGGCCGGCGAGGAACGTTCCATAAAGCGGAAGAACCATCAAAAGAGTGCCAGCTGCGGAGAGTCCCGCGGCGGGGATATAGAAAATCCCGAAGCAGATTCCTATCCATGTCGTGTAGGTACGGATCGCGTCCCTGATCGTGTGAGCAGGTGTGCCAAATCGGGCGGAGCTGCTCATGAGCATGTGTCCTGCCACTACCGTGAAGACAATCCAACCGAGACCGAAAGATAGGAGCGTCTCACTCCAGTGTTGAGATCCATAGTGGGTGGAAGCAACTGCATCAAACGCGATGAGCATGGTGGCTGCAAATCCTGCACCCAATACTCGGATCAGTAATGCTCGCCAGAGCGGCGGCTCCCATGTTGATGGCCGATCAATGACAAAAAGCAGCAGCCCGGCGAAAGGTGCAAGCCACAATGGAGTGTTCACCGGGGCGACTTCAGCAGTGAAGAGCAGAGAACCGGGCACTATCGCGAAGCCAAGGATGAGCCCTACCCAATACACGTAGGTCCGAACGAATAGTTTTAAAGACTCAACCACTCACACCTCCCGTGGACTTCAGCACCGAAACCATGACGATTCTACGGCGGGGAGGCGACCCATGGCCAAAGACGGCACCAACAGGGGCGGACGCCGCGTGCGTGCAGGCGCGAAGCCCGGCCCGCTGGGCGAGAAACTCGCCGCCGGACGCCCCGCCACCCGCCTGGAAGACCCGCTCAACGAACCCTTCGACTTCGCAGGTAATGACATTGGCGACGGTGCGGTGCTTGCCGGGGAGACGATGCCCGAACCATCGGACTATCTGTCGGAGATTCAGCGTGACGGCAAACCGCTTGGCGCTGACCTCGTCTATCGGGAGACGTGGCAGTGGCTCGATCAACGTGGCGGTTCCCAATTCGTGGCGCCTCGCCTGATTGAGGCGTATGCGCAGGCGTTTGCCCGGTATGTGCAGTGCGAGCAGGCGATCTCCAAGTTCGGCCTGCTCGGCAAGCACCCCACCACCGGTGCCGCCATCGCCAGCCCGTTTGTCGCCATGTCCCAGAGTTTCGGGAAGCAGGCGAATGTGTATTGGTACGAGATTTACGAGATCGTGCGCGCCACCTGCACCACCGACTACGCGGGCACCACGCCCGGCGACGAGGTGATGGAGCAGCTGCTCAACGCCCGCTCCTAACCGCCCCTCATGATCTTCGCGTCCACCCTCTAGTGGGGTGGACGCTTTCTTGTTCCCCTCCGATTCGTGGAAGCGAGTGTGCTTATGTGTTCGATTCGTACTGCCGAGTCTGTGTGTGCTGGTCATCCGGACAAGTTGGCCGATCAGATCGCCGACCAGATCCTCGACGACATCCTCTACGACGACAAGGCCGCACGGGTGGCGGTGGAGGTGATGGCAGCCGGTCGGCGGATCATCGTCACCGGCGAAATCACCACCAACCACCGCCCGCGTATCCGGGAGTCTGTGCGCACCGCCCTCGCGCGTGCCGGATACAGTCCGCTCGGGATCCTGATCTACGTGTGGACGCGCCGCCAATCGAGCGACATCAACGCCGGGGTCACCACCTCGCTGGAGGCACGCGGTGGTGATAGTTCGGCGTTCGCGTTGCAGGGGGCTGGCGATCAGGGCACGGTCTACGGTTACGCCACCGCCGAGACCCCTGAACGCCTCCCGCTCCCGCTCGTCCTGGCACATCGCATCTGCGAGCGTCTCGATACTGCCCAGGTCGAGGGGACGATCTGCGGGATCAAGTCGGACGGCAAGGCCCAGGTGAGTGTGCGTTATGACGACACCGGTGCCCCCGCCGCCGTCGAGACCGTCGTGGTCTCGGTGCAGCATGAGGCGGGCAAGGATCTGGCCGTGTTGGAGCGTGAGGTGCGCTCGCTGATTGTGGCCCCGGCCTGCCAGACCTACCTACCCATAGACGAGCACACCGAAATTCTTGTGAATCCGTCGGGTCGGTTCGTTGAGGGCGGGCCGCGAGCCGATACCGGGCTGACGGGCCGGAAGCTCATGGTCGACACCTACGGCGGGCTCGGGTCTCATGGTGGGGGCGCGTTCTCCGGCAAGGACCCATCCAAGGTCGACCGGTCAGCGGCCTACATGGCTCGCCTGATCGCTCGTACGATCGTTGACGCCGGGCTGGCCGCTGAGTGCGAGGTGGGCATCTCGTATGCGATTGGGAAGGCTGATCCGGTCGCGTTCGAGGTGGACACGCTCGGCACCGGCGAGTACGCCGACCACATCTTGACCGCCGCCGCACGTGACGTGTTCGTGCTGCGGCCGGCGGGGATCATCGACGTCCTCAACCTGCGCACACCCCGTTACCGGGATCTCGCGGTCTACGGGCACATGGGCCGGGATTGGCCGCGCTGGGAACAAACCTGGCGTTTTGAGCGCGACCTGCGGAAGGCGGTGGAGCCCCGTGCGCATCGAGCAGCTACCCATCGCTGACCTCACGCCAGCCGACTACAACCCGCGCAAAGACCTCCGGCCCGGCGACCCCGACTACGAAAAGCTCAAGCGGTCGCTGACGGAGTTCGGATACGTCGAACCTGTCATCTGGAACAAGACCACCGGCCATGTCGTCGGCGGCCACCAGCGCCTCAAAGTCCTCGAAGACCTCGGTGAAACCACTGTCGACTGCGTGGTCGTCGAGTTGGACGAGACCCGCGAAAAAGCCTTGAACGTCGCGCTCAACAAGATCAGTGGCGACTGGGACCAGGACAAGCTCGCCCTGCTCATCGCCGACCTGGACGCGAGTGATTTCGACGCTGAGCTGACTGGGTTCGACGACGATGAGATTGCCCAGCTCATCGGCTCCTTGGATGAGGACGAGGTGGAGGATGACGACTTCGATCTGACCGCCGCCCTGGAGGCTGCCGCGTTCGTCGAGCGGGGTGATATCTGGACGGTGGGTAGGCATCGGCTGGTGTGCGGCGACGCCACCAACGCGGGCGACATCGAGCTGTTGATGGATGGCAAGAAGGCCAACTTGGTGCTCACGGACCCGCCATACAACGTCGCCTTCGAATCGTCTGACGGCTTGTCGATCAAGAACGACAAGATGAGCGCGGACGCGTTCTACGAGTTCCTGCTCGCAGCGTTCACTCAGATGGCGGGCGTGTGTGAGAAGGGCGCGTCCGCGTACGTGTTCCACGCCGATACCGAAGGTCTGAACTTCCGGCGCGCCTTTCAAGACGCGGGCTTCAAGCTGTCGGGGTGTTGCATCTGGGTCAAGGACTCCCTGGTGCTGGGTCGTTCCCCGTATCAGTGGCAACACGAGCCCGTTCTCTACGGCTGGGTGAAGACGGGCAAGCACACGTGGTACGCGGATCGGAAACAAACCACCGTCTGGCGGTTTGATAAGCCTCGCAGGAATGCTGATCATCCGACCTCGAAGCCGCTGGATCTGTTGGCGTATCCGATTGGAAACTCCACCCAGGCGAATGCGATCGTGCTCGACACGTTCGCCGGCTCTGGCTCCACGCTCATGGCGTGTGAGGCCACCAACCGGATCGCTTACTGCATGGAGCTCGACGAGAAATACGCCTCAGTCATTCTGCGCCGCTACGCCGACGCCACCGGGGACGCCGCAGGTATCACCTGCCTGCGCGACGGCCAACAGTTGGCCTACCTGGATGTGGTGAAGGCCGTGGATCGAGGCAAGAAATAGGTGGCCGTCCGGACTTGCTATCTGGTCGGGATAGAGCGTGTATGTACATGACCGAAAACCACTCCGACCAGGGGAACACGCAAAGGAGGCCGGTCATGACGACACTCAAGTTCACCAAGCAGCGCAAAGGCCGCAAGCAACTCGCCGCTTTTCTCGCCACCCAGCTGCGAGCGACCGTCGAGTATCTGGGAACCCCAACGTTTGCCTACCAGATTGGCGAGGCCATGTTGGATCGTGACTGGCTGCTGCATCTGCCCGAGGACACCGACGTGGCCGGGCTGGTCGAGGCGGCCGCGCAGGCCGGATTCCCGACGGACACCACCGACGAGCCAGGCGAGTTGGGGTTGACGTTGGCGTTCCCCACCACCGGTTGGGAGGACACCACGAAAGGGAAGGTGGAGGCGACGCTAGCAGCGAAAGGAGAGCTCATCGCCAAAGCACTCCAGATCCCCGCAACCCCGATGAGCATCGACGCCGAGGCCGGGACGGTCGAGTTCCCCTGGTTCGACGTAGCGCCCGACCCGCAGGTAGTGGAGGCCACCACGGTGCTGATCGCCCGGATCATCGACCACGCCAAAACCGCCACAAGAGCCTCAGCCAAACCTGCCGAAACGGGCGGGAACGACAAATATGCGATGCGCTGCTGGCTGCTGCGCCTCGGTCTGATCGGCGACGACACCAAACCCGTCCGCCGCACCTTGCTCAAACACTTGGACGGCAACGCCGCCTGGCGCACCCCACCCACCCACAAGGACACCCGCGATGAACACAATTGACGACCTCGACCAGCAAGATCGCGACCCGCACCCAAACCTCGTCCACGAGCCTGCTCACCGTCTACATGAACAGCCAGCGGGCGGGCAACGAGCTGCTCGACTTCGCCGAAGGTCTCTACGACTCAGACGTGCCCAGCATCCTCGACGAACTCAAGGAGCACAGCATCGGCGAGTTCACGATCAGCGCGAACCAGACCGGCCTGACCACGATCATCTGGAACCTCACCCAGGCAGGGGCAACCCTGCGAGGCATGACCCAAGTCAACGACCGCTACCCAGACCCGATCACCGGGGAACGCCGCATGATCCCCGCCTGGCACCTGGCCATCGACTGACCCCAAGCCACCGTGGGTACCCACCCAATCAGGGGCCGTTTCCGTGCCCGTCGCCCCTCAAAGATTCCTCAAAAATAGTGGGCTGACTAGGGCTTTTACGACTGGATAAGAGCGCGCACCTATGGCTGTATGTACATGACCGAACAAGGCAAGAAGGAGAAGGTCATGAACAACGAAAAGACCACGATGGAGCAGCTGCAGATGGCGACCGACAGCTACGGCACGGTGATCGCCTACGGGGACTTCGTCCTCGCCTCGGCCTACCGGCACTTGGGCAAAGGCCGGATCGGAAACGACGCCCGCGTCTACAAGCTCGCCGAGCAGCCGATCTCCGGCTGGGGACCGGACGCCCGAGGCTTCAGTGAATGCGAACTCGACCTGGTCGCCGAGGCTGACGAACTGTTCGCTGACGCCGGCCACGCCATCGCCTGGGCCTTCGCCCACACCAACTAACCAGCACAGGAAGGAGCCTGACGGGCGTGATGCGCACTCTCGACACCTACACGCCGACCCGGTTCATGGCCGCAGGCTCCACCTATGACAAGCGGAAAGCCGACTTCGCGGTCGCGTTCATCCAAGCCTTGAAACACACCAAGGGCCGCTGGTCAGGACAGCCCTTCCAGCTCATCGACTGGCAGGAACAAATCATCCGTGACCTGTTCGGCACCGTCAAAGCCGACGGCTACCGCCAGTTCACTACCGCCTATGTCGAGATCCCCAAGAAGCAGGGCAAATCAGAGCTTGCCGCCGCCGTCGCCCTGCTGCTGACGTGTGGGGATGGTGAGGAGCGTGCCGAAGTCTACGGGTGTGCGGCCGACCGGCGGCAGGCCTCGATCGTGTTCGAAGTCGCCGCCGATATGGTGCGCCAATCACCAGCCCTGTCGAAGCGGGTGAAGATCCTCTCTTCGCAGAAGCGAATCATCTACAAGCCCACCAACTCCTTCTACCAAGTCCTCTCCGCAGAGGCCTACTTCAAGCACGGGTTCGACATCTCCGGCGTGGTCTTCGACGAGCTTCACACCCAACCCAACCGAGCCCTGTTCGACGTCATGACCAAGGGTTCGGGCGACGCACGCACCTAGCCGCTGTATTTCCTGATCACCACCGCCGGAACTGATACGCATTCGATTTGCTATGAGCAGCACCAGAAAGTCCAGGACATCCTCGCGGGCAAGAAGTATGATCCGACGTTCTATGCGGTGATCTACGGGGCCGACGCGGATGATGATTGGACCGATGAGGCCGTGTGGCGCAAAGCCAACCCCTCACTGGGCGTGACGGTGCCGATCGACAAGGTGCGCGCGGCGTGCAACTCGGCCCGGCAGAACCCTGCCGAGGAGAACACGTTCCGGCAGCTCAGGTTGAACCAGTGGGTCAAGCAGTCGGTGCGGTGGATGCCCATGCACATCTGGGACGCGGGAGCCGACCCGGTAAACCTGGACGAGCTGGAAGGAAGACGCTGCTACGGCGGGCTGGATCTTGCCTCTACGACGGATATTACCGCCTTCGTCCTCATCTTCCCACCCTACGGGGACGAAGAAGTACCGGATCGCCCCGTGGTTCTGGATACCGGAGGACAACCTGGCGTTGCGGGTGGCGCGTTATCATGTGCCCTACGACCTGTGGCACCAACAGGGCTTATTAGAGACCACGGAGGGCAACGTCGTCCAATACGCCCACGTCGAACGCCACATCGAGCAACTCGGGACACGCTTCGATATCCGCGAGATCGCCTTCGACAGGTGGGGCGCAGTCCAGATGAGCCAAAACCTTGACGATGCCGGGTTCACCGTCGTGCCCTTCGGGCAAGGCTTCAAAGACATGAGCCCACCGTCCAAGGAGCTCATGAGACTCGCACTAGAAGGTAGGCTCGCTCACGGCAGGCACCCAGTGCTGTCCTGGATGGTCGACAACATTCACGTCCGCACCGACCCGGCAGGAAACATCAAACCCGACAAGCAAAAGTCCACCGAGAAGATCGACGAGGTGGTCGCCACCATCATGGCCCTCGACCGCGCTATCCGAGGCGGTGGCAGCCACACGGGCACGTCGGTGTACGACTCACGAGGA